GACTTTTCAACTGACATAGACTTCGATGAGCTTGACACTAAAATTGTAAAAGAGTTATTGTGGTATGGAAATTGTTTCTTAAAACCTAGAATGGGAATCGGAGCTGTAAGAACTAAACATGACTTAATGCACATACCGATCTCTTCCTCAAGACTAAATGGTTTTTCTTCATAATCATCTTGTTCAAATTCAAAATCACAGCGAGGACATTTCATGGTTGAACAATCCAATCAGTGCCAACTAAATCATAAACTTTTGTTTCGGCTGACGGATTATTGTCTTTGATTTCAGTTGCGATCAGTCCTACATTAGAAGTTACAACGTCAAAGAACGTCATTCTAATTCATAGTCCTCGATTTCAAATTCAATGTCTCGGTCAATACCGTCCTCACAAGTGAGCCGAATCTTGATCATCGCCTTCTCCTCCTCTTAGTCTCTGTAAAGTTTAACCTGGGATCGCTTGGCTGAGCTGAATAAGGATTTGGCCTAAATGGATCTTGTTGCCATGCGTCATTTTCTGGCCTTGGTTGTTTAGCCATTGAATCATAAATCGGGTTATCCATTGGAGGACTACCCATTACTTGATTAGTAAAATTGTTTGGAACCTCTCCTCCTCCTATTCCGGCTTGGTCAGTTGCTAGAGGATCTTCCATTGGATTAGTAAAGTCTGGAGGCACGGCTTGATAGTCGTTATATTGATCTTGCATACTCTCGCCATATTCTTTTCTTAGGCCGAGGCCAGCGTCCTCTATCAAGTCACGAATCTCTAATGGATCTTGAACGGCTCCGGTCTGTATAGCTAACTCAATTAGTTTGATTTGTTCGGCTAGTTCTATGTCCTTCTTTTGTATTCTACCGAAGTTTAGATTAAAGTCGGCTTCCTTCCAGGGAATAGCGACAATCCCTCCTCCGTAGCTTGGATCATAAATTGGATTAGCTTCATACCAAGGCTTGAATAATTGATCAATTAACATTCGTGTAACTGTTAAGGGAAAAGACGATAAACCAATTTGATCTAAGATTGCAGACGTTGAGGCGTTTGCGAATTGGTGTGAGCTCTCCGTTCCTTGCTTGCCTCTAAAGTCATTCATCGCCTTCATTATAGGGCCGAGAACGGTGTCAGTGAATTGCGTAGGATTGAAAGCTCTTTGTGAACTACCGAGCTCTTGAACATCTAATTTTGATCCAGCTACAAAGTCCTCGCCAAGTTTCAAATCCTGGATTCTTGCGTTTAGTGTTGCACGTTCCTCCTCGTCAGCGTCCGGGGCTACATAGACATTTCTTGGAGTGTATCGTCTCTCGGTAATGTGCATAGTCAAGTTGTTAGAATACTTGCGATCAAGTAGTGACGGCAAAACGTTGTCTTGTGGGCCGTTAGCTGTGATTTGTGTAAAGGTATGAGGCGTTGTCATGGCCACTCCGAAGCCGACTCCGTAAGCTGACGCATTAACTGGATTCCAGAGTAAATGAATTATCTCGTCTGGATTATGATAGCCTTGATATTCAGCTCCCCTAAACTCATACTTGTATGGGATTCGCTGACGATCAGAGATCGGTATGTGCATTAAGTCATGTTTAGTTCTTACAGCTCCGATTCCCATTCTAGGTTTTAAGAAACAATTTCCATACCACAATAACTCTTTTACAATTTTAGTGTCAAGCTCATCGAAGTCTATGTCAGTTGAAAAGTCCTCGATGTATTGTGTTAGCATTTCATTACTTCCCTTCCAGTAATGTTCGCCTCCGGTAATTTGTGATGATAAATGATTGATTGCTAATTGAACGTCCTCGTCTCTTGCGAGTGCGTCAGCTAAAGTAGTAAATGGAATAATTGGCCTATCGGCTGTCTTGCTTGTGTAACCTTCTCTTGAGTATTTTCCGACCGTTGAAATCTCCGGGCCCCAAACTGGCTGAGATAATCCTGGAGGAGCCATAGTTCCGATAGCTTCTTCAAAAGATAGTTTCACGCCCATAATGTCAATCGCACTAACTGGAGTTCGATTGGTATTTTCAAATCTGTTCGCATGGCTTCGAGGTTGCGTTGCTATCATGTTTGATATGCCGTTCCGTAGCCGAGTTATCCAAGCCATGCTAACAAATAGCTATCGTCAAATTATACAAGTGTTTATGAAACTTTGATCCAAGCCATAGGAACGCAAGTCGCTTCCTCTAGCCATGTCCCTCCAGTTCCGTGTTTGTGTTTGTCAAGATAATATTCGTATTCTGGCGAGCCAAAAGTTTTCGAGGACTTGATCGCACAAAGATAGCATTTTTGCCAATTCTTCCAGTTTGGAGCTTTTGGAGTTCGGCACGATTTACCACACTTTAGGCACTTCATACAACTGTATGAAATAAAGATATTTTTCTATTAAACTATTAAAGTGAATTAATCTTGTTCTAACGACTTAATTTTTAGATCGGCACATATCTTAATGAGAGTTTGATCCGGGACGTATTCAACGGTAAGAGGAGAGTCAGTGATGAAAACTTTTGACGCAAGCCGAGAACAAGAATCTCCTTTATCGGCCTTTTCGTCCATGAATGACATACCTCCCCTTGTCATAATTCCAGTCAGCTATTAAAGCATAGATTAGACTCATCATAGAATCTTTAGGGTGATTAAATTCCTTCTTTGCTTTTTGTCTTGGATCGTCAACTGTTTGATCCATTTCTTCTTTAATGTCCTTGCGTGTCGTTGAACATAGATCGTCAACAAGAAAATCACATTGATAATCGATCTTGTGAGGTATGATTAGTTTAGTTCGTTTAAGTTTCTCCTCAGTTGTTCTTGTAGGGTGAGCGACAAAAGATCCAAGGAAGTCAATAAAAATGCTGAATAGTTGTCGTCTTATCAATTTGTAATCGGCCGAGCTCCGTTCCATGCTCATCGGTGTCTTGCCTAAATTCCATCTCTGGCTTTGTTTCATCTCCAATCGTTCTACAGCCGACAAAACATCTCTTACCAAGTCCAGAAAATAAGGCGTCATGGCTGTCTCGTCCTCCGTCTTGAATCACCTTAACTTTGATTTGTCCATATCCCAGGTCTCCAACTGCGTAATCCACATCGTAAGACGCTCCAAGTTCTGCAATATACCTCGCTTGATCGAGTTGATGTTCTTGAGGTCGTGGCTCGATCCATGCAATCTGATAGCGTCCAGATTTTCTCCAGTGAATGAGAATTGTAATAAAGGTCTTGCCGTTTGTTGCCCCACTACCAAAATCAACGCCCATGACAACTCGGATTTCATTACCAAATATCGCCTTCAATAAAATAACTTCTCTAGGAGTTAAAAGTGTCATGTAATTGTTATAGCAATCCGTGACCATTTTTGGAGTTATGGGCCTACGTTCGGCCTTAAAGAAATCGCCTACACAGTGCGAGTCATAGACTGAGCTTGGCGAATATCTTTTTTGATATTCAATAGAAAACTCTGGATTAATGTTATGAAGCTGTGCGTCCTCGATTGTCCTTGGAATCATTGGGAAAATGTGTTGAGGTAAATGATAGCCTCTAAACTGATTGTTCTCCGGCTTTTGTGCTATCCATCTACCGTTTAAAATAACCTTTAGCTCGTCTTGATCATTTATGATATGGCCTTGAGCGTCTCGTTCAATCTTGTCATACCAAAACTTATCCTCATAAATCCACTCTCTCTGATCTGTCTTTTCCCATTTCTTATGATATTCGCTTCCGGCCTCTCCTCCAAGTCCTAGCATATAGAAACGGCCGTGTGTTTGAAATAGTGCATACATAGCTTTGCTGAGGAATTGAACGTCTTGATATTGTGATTCGTCTAAGATTAAAACTTGAAGCGACTTACCTTCGACTTTTTTGTATTGTCCCTCGTCTGTCACTAGATATATAGCTGAATCATTGAGTAGGGAAAACTCTCCGATGTTAGCACGATCATGTCTGAGAAACTGTCTAGGGATTGGATTTTGTAGGAACGTTTCGATACGAAGCCGTTGCTTACTGAAAGCCGACAAGTGAGGCTCGTTGTCTGTAACATAACATACCTCAGAGCGTGACATTGACGTTGCATAACAACCTATTACGTCAGTGCAAAATGTAGTTTTAAAAGTTTGACGGCCAGCTACTATCATAATGTTAGGAGCGTTATCTTCATAAATCTCATACCAAAACGGAGTTAGATCCCAATTCCTTGTAGTATAACCCACAGTTGGCCTTGCCTTATCTACCCACTCCAAGATATTAGTTGGAAGCTCTGGAAGATCGGGAGGGACTTCTCGCTCTTGCCAAGCGTCTAAGTTTGGTATTCTAAAGAGTTTCATTTCAAATTATCCACATATTCTAAATACTTCTTATGGCATGATTTACAGAAAAAATTATTACAGTGAATAAAGGGTTTCATTTTCTATTAGTGATTGCGAGGAATACTGGCCCTTCGCCTTCAAGACTTAACCTGGAGATAACTGACTCGTCAATTTGTTTTATGATCTCTCGCTTATCCTTCCAGTCTTTAGCCATTCTTTTCATATTTTCAAGCTCAGCTTCATGTTGCTTTAGCTTCCTTATTCCAAGCATTACGTCATAGATGTAACCGTTCTTTGCAAGTCCAACAAGCCAAGGAGTAGAGGATTTCTTTATGATACGAATATCGTTCTCAATCATCTCGACTGTAAGCTCTGGATATTTTACGTCAAGTTCTCTTTTAATTAAAATGGGTGAAACTATATGATGTGATAAATGTTCAGCTACAATTTCTCTCCTTTGTCTAATCTCTAACTTAGTGGCCATGCTTTATCTAACTAGGAATAGAATTATGGTTTAATCGTATTTAGCCGTATAGTTATCTAGTCTTTTTGTTGCTATACAAGGTTGCTATATAGCTCGTTTAACGAGTTGCTTAGCAAGGTTGCTATACATGGATCTAAATTGGAGGTAAGTCGCTCCCCTCAGCAAATTGGACATTGGGACATAGAGGGCTAGAGTGTCCAGAGAGATTATGACTTTCAATGGCTAGCTCACTGTCTCAATATTTGTAAGAGCTCGACTACCTCCGAGAGACTAGATAACTATACGATTGTAAAAGCGTTGTTAATTAGGTAGTCTGGATTAGCTATGCCCATCGTAAATAACCTCTGAATTTTCTCTAAGGTATTCTAGTTCTTCTATAATGTATTCTTGATTTTCAAGAATATCAAGCTGAGTGAGTGCCGTA